GGTTTGAGAGTAGAGTTACAGATTTTGAATGTTCTGATCAACAGTTAACAAAATTACCTAAGTTGCCTGATAATTTGATAACATTGCGTTGTCATCGTAACAAATTAAGTGAGTTACCTGAGTTGCCTGATACATTAGAAAATATAGTTTGCAATTTTAATTATTTAAGTGAGTTGCCTGAGTTGCCTAGTGAATTAAAAGAATTATATTGTACTAATAATGAATTAACTTCATTACCTAAGTTGCCTAATACATTGAAAATGTTATATTGTTCTAACAATAAATTAAGTGAGTTGCCTGAGTTGCCTGAAAATTTAAGTATATTACATTGTGCTGGTAACAATTTGCCTTATGAGGATTTAGATGGATATAAATTTTGGTATTCTAAAACTCCTCAGGGAATGGCTAAAAAATTTAACATATGATTATGAAGTATATAAAGAGGTTTGAGAAGATATTAATAATGTCATTAGATTATTCTAAATCTTATTTAACAGAGTTAACTGAGTTACCTAATGGATTGGTTACATTATATTGTAATGATAATTATTTAAATGAATTACCTGAGTTGCCTATCAATTTGAAGACATTATATTGCAACAGTAATTATTTAATGTCATTGCCGAAGTTACCTAATACATTAGAGATATTATATTGTTACAACAACAAATTAAAATATTTACCAAAGTTACCTGAAGGATTAAGGATATTAGATTGTTCTAATAATAAGTTAAATTCATTACCTGATTTGCCTGCATCATTAGAGAATTTAGATTGTGGAGGAAATGATTTTCCATATTATGATTTGGATAGTTATAATGATTGGAAAGAATTTCCAGAGAAGTATGCAGCTAATAAATTTAACATATAACTATGAAGTATATAAAGAGATTTAATAAGAAATTTGAGAGTATTGTTACAGATTTAGATTGTAATGATGAAAATATTAATGATTTAACTAATTTACCTGATACATTAGAGAAGTTACGTTGTTCTCTTAACAATTTACATACATTACCTAAGTTACCTGATACATTAAGATATTTAGATTGTACAAGGAACAGATTAGAGAGATTACCAAATCTACCTGATGGATTAGAGATATTATATTGTTATGAAAATGAATTAATTGAGTTACCAAAGTTACCTGATACATTATTTATATTATCGTGTGCTGATAATAAATTAAGTGAGTTACCTATTTTACCTGATGGATTAAAGGAGTTATATTGTCAGGATAACAATTTGAGTGAGTTGCCTTTATTACCTAATACATTACGAACATTAACATGTTCAAGGAACAATTTACCTTATAATGATTTAATTGGATATAAGAAGTGGTTAGAAGAAAATCATCCTGAGATTGGTGGAGCAAATAAATTTAACATATAGCAATGAAGTATATAAAAAAGTTTGAACATATAGAGAACGAAGACAATATCTTAAAATTAACTAATACAAGTTTTGGAGAAGGCATAACAGAGTTACCTGAGTTGTCAGATACATTAGAGAAATTGTATTGTAGTGGAAATAAGATAAGTGAGTTTACAGAGTTGCCTGATACATTAAAAGAGTTATATTGTGGTAAAAATTTATTATACTCTTTACCAACTTTACCTGATGGATTAGAAGTATTATTTTGTAGTAATAATAAATTAACTGAGTTACCTGAATTACCTGATACATTAATAAAATTTAATTGTTATAAAAACGAATTGACTGAGTTACCTAAATTACCAAGTACATTAATAAAATTAAGTTGTTATAAAAATAATTTAACTTCTCTACCTATATTACCATTATCATTAAAAGAATTGGATTGTCATGATAACAATTTAAGTGAGTTACCATTATTGCATTATACATTAGAATATTTAGATTGTGGCGGTAATAATTTACCATATAAAAATTTGAAAGAATATAATGAATGGTTAGAGATAAATCAGCCTGATATTTTTCAATCAAGAAAATTTAATATTTAATCATGAAGTATATAAAGGAGTTTGAGGGTATAGTAAAATCATTTGATGATATATTTAGTTATAATTATAAAGATTTCAGAGCGATAGGTAAATTAAGGTTATCTAAGACTAATTCTTTAAATTATGAATTTTATGATTATTTTTGTAATTATATTGGTGATACATATGAGATAAAATCAAAAGATGTTAATTTCAATACGTTAAGTGATGGTTACATACAAATCAAAAGGTCTAATATAAATAAAATAACAAAAGATGCTACAGATGAGGAGAAAAATAAATATATGTTATCAGTTTGTGCAACAAAATTTAATATTTAATTATGAAGTATATAAAGGAGTTTGAGGGCATAGTAACAACATTAAATTGTTTTCAAAAAGGATTGAGTAAGTTACCGAAGTTGCCTAGTACATTATTAAATTTAAATTGTCTTGGTAATGATTTAACTACGTTACCAAAGTTACCTGTTACATTAAAAAATTTAAATTGTTCTAGTAATAAATTAACGAAATTACCAGAGATACCTACTAAATTAATTGGCTTAGATTGTTGTTATAATAAAATAAGTGAGTTGCCTGAGTTACCTGATACATTAGAGGAATTGTTTTGTACAAGTAATGAATTAACATCATTGCCTAAATTACCTAATACATTAAAATATTTAGATTGTGAGAGCAATAATATATCTGAATTACCAGAGTTACCTGATTCATTAGAGAGGTTATATTGTTATGGTAATAATTTACCTTATAATAACTTAGATGGTTATAAGGATTTTAAAGAATTTCCAGAGAAGTATTCTGCAAATAAATTTAACATATAACTATGAAGTATATAAAGAAATTTGAAACAATGTCTCAGAATATTTTTTTTAATAGATTACATGATTTTTTAGAATTGATTAAAAAGGATGGAGATTATATTAATATTCAAAGTTTGCCTTATAATGATATAAATATGTGTAATGACCGTAATCAGACAATATTTAAGATAAATCAAGTTGATAAAGATGGTAGAATATTTGCTACTCCTGAATTTATTTATAGATATCCAGGATTATTTGATTATATTGAGTCTAATATATATCATGAATCAAAAAATCTTTCTAGTAGTCTTATTAATAATAGTATATTACATATAATAAATTTAGATAATCTACCAGATGATTTATCATTTGACACAAAAGGATATCAGATGTTTATTGATGTAAATAAATTTAACATATAATCATGAAGTATATAAAAAGTTATGAGAAGAAAGAAGAAAAAACCTTTATAATTGACAAGACTAATAATAAATTTCAGTTATTTTTAGATGATATATTAGTATCTGAGACTGAATATAGGATAGAAAAACCAGATAAATGGTTTAAGGACGAGTATATTACAATATTTAATTTAAGGACTGTTAATAGATTTAAGAGAAAAGGGTATGCTAAATACTTACTAAATCAGATGTTTGATTATATTAAAGATGATCTTGGTATTGATATTATCACATTACTTGTATTTAAAAATAATGAAGGTGCTGTAAAATTATATTTAGGTTGTGGGTTCAAAGTGTTTCAAGATTCTGATAAAATGAATAAAGATGATACTGATAAGGATTCATGTTTCATCTTAATAAAAAAACTAAAATCATGAAATATATAAAGAAGTTTGAGGGTATTGAACAAACGTTAATTTGTGATATAAAAAAATTAGGTAAGTTACCAGATTTACAAGAAGGATTAACAAATTTATCATGTAAATATAACATATTAACAGAGTTACCTAAGTTACCAAGTACATTAGAAGATTTAGATTGTAGGGGTAATTTATTAGATTCATTACCAGAGTTACCTGACAGATTATTAGAGTTATGTTGTTCAAAAAATCATTTAACATCATTACCTACTTTACCTGATAGATTAATATATTTAGATTGTTCTAATAATGAAATATATTCATTACCTAATTTACCTAAGAATATAAGGGAGATATATTGTAGGGACAATAAATTGATTTCATTACCTACTTTACCTGATGGATTAATAGAGTTACATTGTTTTGATAATTTTTTAACTTCATTGCCTACTTTACCTGATGGATTAAAAATATTAGATTGCAAGAACAATGAGTTATCATCCTTACCTTATTTATCTGAGGGCTTAAAGGATTTAAAATGTTCTAACAACAATTTAAAAACATTACCTATATTACCTTCATCATTATTATATTTAGATTGTGATGGTAATAATTTGCCTTATGATGATTTAGATGGTTATAAAAAATGGATGAGTGAGAATCAGCCTGAGGTTGGTGATATGAGCAAATTTAATATTTAAAATATAAAAATTAGTAAGGTATATAATAACATTTGTGTTCACAAATGTTATTTTTTTATATATTTTTATATATAGAAATAAAAATAACTTATGTTAAATATACAATTAGCAAGTGAAGAGTGGGTAGATGGAAAATTGAGCGGAGGTACTGGTGAATCATTTTGGGAATTAATACCTTCAATTACAGGAAAAACTATTAAATACGGCAGGCTTTACAATTGGTATGCAGCAACTGATTCAAGAGGTATTGCTCCTATAGGATGGCATATAGCTACAGTAGCAGAATGCCAAACATTAAATGAAGCCAATGGATTCCCGATATTATTATCTGGAGGTATATATGGTGGTCAATATAATTACCCATTTGAATTTGCCGGTATTAATAGTTTAGAAAGAATTATGACTACGGAGTGGGATGGCTCTTACATTAAATACGTTTATTATTATGTTAATAATACATTTTATGTTGGAAATTCTGGAGGGGTTGATTCTTTAAAATTTGGATCATATATTAAGCTTATTAAAAATGATTCTAATAATGAAGGCGATGTAATTATTGATGGAGACACTTATCACTCTGTAACAATTGGTAGCCAAGTGTGGTTGCAACAGAATTTAGCAGTTAGACATTATCAAAATGGTGATCCTATTGGTTCAGATTTTTCTGGAACATTTGGTGCAGTATGTTCATATAATGATGATGAAAATAATGTATATGACATAACGACAACTGATGACTTAACTCATATTAGACCAACATTAGATAGAAAGATATATGCTAGTGATATTGACAATTTACCAACAGGAGGAGGTTCTTCCGTAACTGATGTTACATACAATGAATTAAGTGAATTGATTAATGATAGCGGATTAACAATTGGTAGTCAGTATTTGATTACTGATTATCAGACAGTTCATGCCATACCTAATACAAGTGATATTAATACTGGTATCATAGAACCTTTATTAGTAACTGCAAGTGGATTAAATACATTAAAGCCTGAGTCATATTCAAGTTTATTTCCTCAAGATATAATTTACTATGAAGTGAGTAATGATCCAAAAATCGTAGATAGTATGGCAATGACAAAAGTGATAGATGGTAGCACAATGGGATATATTTATAGAAGGATAGATACATTTCAGAATAATGATATTCCATTTGATTTCCGAAATGTTAAGTTTCGTAGGTGGCAAATTGACGTCACATCAAATACATGGGAAAATTCAACATCATACAATAAGAATAGTGTAGTTTTATATCCTAACTCTAATAATATTTATATTTGTTTAAATGATAATGTAACTGGAATTGATCCATCAAGTGATAATGAAAATTCATGGAAGTTATTTGAATGGACCAATTTAAGTTATGTAAGTCCAGTTAATAATAGCTGGAGTCTTTCTAATTTTTCAATAAATTGTTCAACTGGATATACTGATTATAACATGTGGATCAATTGGGGTTATAATGGTTATATATCTTCTTATTCGAATAAGATTAATTCAATGGCTAATCGTAATAATATATCTTATAGTAATTCTATTTTTTATGGTTCATCTAGTAATAATGATATTTATGCAGAGTTTAGTAATAATTCAATAAAGAATAATTTTAGAAATAATATAATAATAGATGTTTTTTATAATAATTCAATAGGGTCTGATTTTACAAATAATAATACGTATGGTGATTTTGGCAGAAATTCAATTTCTAATGGATTTCATAATAATTCATCTGGTGATGATTTTTATGGTAATATTATTTTAGATGGATTTAATTCAAATGAGATTAACGGAAATTATTTTACTAATAATATAATTAGAAATAGTTTTAACAATAATGTAATGGGTGATAATTGTCATGATAATAATATAGGAAAATATTTTCAATATAATAATACAGGAATTAATTTTTATAATAATAAAACAGGAGATAGTTTTCAAAATAACATAATAGGAAGTTCATTTAATTATAATATTATTTTGGGTGATTTTCGGGATAATTTAATAGTAAATGGATTCCAAAGTAATAAAATAGGAAATTCTTTTGCTAGTAATGATATAAAAAATTATTTTCAATATAATAATTCTATTGGTGATAACTTTAATAGTAATATTATTAATGGAGTGTTTAATAATAATTCAATAGGAGATAACTTTAATAATAATATATTAAAAATTTATTTTTCTAATTGTACAATAGGTAATAATTTCTCTAAAAATACAACTGGATATAATTTTTATCAGAATAATATTGGTGATAATTTCAATCAGAATACTATTGAAAGTGATTTTAAATATAATACAGTTGGAAGTGGGTTTATTATGAATAATGTTTTTGATAATTTTAATTTTGATTATACTGGAGTAGATTTCTCATTATCCACTCATGTTTATAATTCATATAATAAAGAATTATACATAGATTCATCAGGTAATAAGAAGTTAATATATGACAAGATGATAATTGTAGATGCAAATGCATAATAAACTAACTCAGTTAATTAATTTTAACTGAGTTTTTTAATATATAGAAATAAAAATATTAATGAGCAAACAAACAATTAATATCGGTACTTATCCAAATGATGGAACTGGAGATAATCTAAGAGATTCATTCATTAAAATTAATAACAATTTTAATGAAGTTTATGCAATGACAGGAACAACAGAAAACGGAAATTCTGGAACATCTGGAACATCAGGATTTAATGGAACAAATGGATTAAATGGTACATCAGGAGTTGATGGTACATCAAATACAGGAAGTACTGGAAGTGTAGTAACTAATGTTACATATAATGAATTGAGTGAATTAATAAATAATAGTGGATTAACAACAAATTCATCTTATTTAATTACTGACTATCAGACAGTACATATTATACCTAATACAGAATATTGGAACAATTTACAAATAGGTAAAGAATATATTATATATCATTTATTCAAAAGCAATAATCCTGATGATGAATCTGACGATTTTAGTAATGTTGGATATTTAAGTGATGGTGTTCCATTTGTATCAACGAATGAATATCCTAATTATTGGGATAATACTTATGTATATGATTACTCAACTGATTATTTGTTTACTTCACAAATTGAACCTTTATTAGTAACATCAAGTAGTGTTGATACATTAAAACCAGAAGCATATTCTACTTTATATTCTCAGGACGTAATTTATTATAATCATAAGAGTGATCAAATTATTACACCTGGATGCACAAAAGGATATATTTACAGAAGAGTTGATACTTTACATGATAATGATATATCTTTTGATTTCAGGAATGTAAAATTTAGAAGATGGCAGATTGATGTCACTAACATTTGGATTTCAAGTACTACTTATAATAGGAATGATGTAGTATTATGTGGAAATTCAGATATTTATATATGTTTATCTGATAATGTAACTAATATTGATCCAATTCAAGATAGTGATAATTTTTGGAAGATATTTGAATGGAGTAATTTATCATATATAAGTATTTATCCAGATTCTTGTTATATTGGTAATAATGTAGAAATTATGTGTTCAACAGGATATACTGATTATAATATGTGGAGTGATTGGACTAATTATTTATCATCATATTCAAATAAAATAGGCTCATCTAATTCACAATATGGGGACTTAATTAGATACTCAAATAGTGTGATTTTTGGTGGTGATTTCAATTGTAATACAATTGGAAGTGGATTTGATGGTAATAATATTGGAAGCAATTTTCGAAATAATATTATTGGAAGTGAATTTAATAATAATACAATTGGAATGGATTTTATGAATAATACAATTGGAAGTGGATATTATCAAAATAGCATAGGAAAAGGGTGTCAATATAATATTATTGGAAGTGAATTTGGTAATAATACAATTGGAAGTAGTTTTAGTAATAATATAATAGTAAGTAGTTTTTCTTCTAATAACATTGGAAGGAATTTTGATAATAATAATGTTGTAAGTTATTTTAGAAATAACACAATAGGAATTTCATGTGAGAATAATTCTATTGAAAGTGGTTTTTATGATAATAATATTGGAAGTTATTTCAATTACAATTCTATTGGAAGTTATTTTTATTATAATAGTATTGGTAGTAATTTTATAAATAATAGTATCGGTAGTAATTTTAATTCTAATAGTATTGGAATTAATTTTCAAAATAATAGTATTGGAAGTTTGTTTTATTATAATACGATTGGAAGTTATTTTAGAATGAATAATATTTTTGATTCATTTAGTACTAGTGGTGGATTGGATTTTTCATCATCTACTCATGTTTACAATCAATACAATAAAGAATTATACATAGATTCATCAGGTAATAAGAAGTTAATATATGACAAGATGATAATTGTAGATGCTAATGAATAAAAATAAACAACTCAGTTAATTAATTTTAACTGAGTTTTTTAATATATAGAAATAAAAATATTAATGAGCAAACAAACAATTAATATCGGCACATATCCTAATGACGGCACTGGTGATAATCTAAGAGATTCATTCATTAAAATTAATAACAATTTTAATGAAGTTTATGCAATGACAGGAACAACTGGAAACGGAAATTCTGGAGCATCTGGAACTTCAGGTGTAAATGGATTAAATGGTACATCAGGAGTTGATGGTACATCAAATACAGGAAGTACTGGAAGTGTAGTAACTAATGTTACATATAATGAATTGAGTGAATTAATAAATAATAGTGGATTAACAATAAATTCTTCATATTTAATAACTGATTATCAGACAGTACATGTAATACCGTACACTGAATATTGGAATAATTTAGAAATAGGAAAGGAATATATCATATATTACTTATTTAAAACTAATAATCCTGATGAAAACTCTGATGATGATTTTAGTAATGTAGGTTATGTAAGTGATGGAGTTCCATTTATAGCAACTAATGAATCACCTAATTATTGGAGTGATACAAAGGTTTTTGAATATCCAAATGATTATTTATCTACTGGTATCATTGAACCGTTATTAGTTACAGCTAGTGGATTAAATACATTGAAACCAGAAGCTTATTCTACTTTATATCCTCAGGATGTAATTTATTACAATCATAAAAATGATCAAGTTATGATTCCAGGTTGTACAAAGGGATATATTTATAGAAGAATAGATACATTACAAAATAATGATATTCCTTTTGATTTTAGACAAGCTAAGTTTAGAAGATGGCAAATAAATGTTACTAATAGTTGGATTTCAGGAATAACCTATACTAGAAATAGTGTTGTTTCATATAAAGATTCATTAAATATTTATATTTGTATAACTAATAATACATACAATGTAGATCCAAGTCAAGACAATGAAAAAGTTTGGAAGTTATTTGAATGGAATAATTTAAGTTATATTAGTATCTTTCCTGATAATTTATCTGTTGGTAATTTAAGAATATCATGTTCAACCGAATATACTGATTATAATATGTGGAGTGATTGGAGTAATTATGAAACAGCATATTCTAATATTATTCAATTTCCTAATTCAAATATAGAAATATTATATAATTCAAATAATGTCATTTTTGGTAGTAATTTTAATTCTAATAGTATCGGTAGTAATTTTTATTCTAATAGTATTGGTAGTTATTTTTATTCTAATAGTATTGGTAGTTATTTTAATGCTAATAGTATTGGTAGTGATTTTTTTTATAATAGTATTGGTAGTTATTTTAATTCTAATAGTATCGGTAGTTATTTTAATGCTAATAGTATTGGTAGTGATTTTTATTCTAATAATATTGGTAGTGATTTTAGAATGAATAATATTTGTAGTGTTTTTTATTATAATAGTATTGGTAGTAATTTTAGAATGAATAGTATTGGTAGTAATTTTGGATATAATAGTATTGGTAGTAATTTTAATTCTAATAGTATTGGTAGTAATTTTGCATATAATAGTATTGGTATTGATTTTTATTATAATAGTATTGGAAGTTATTTTTATTATAATAGTATTGGTAGTAATTTTATAAATAATAGTATTGGTAGTAATTTTAGAAATGATAGTATTGATAGTTATTTTTATGGTAATACTATTGGAAATTTTGTTAATTATAATACTATTGGTAGTAATTTTGGATATAATAGTATTGGAAATCTATTTCAAAATAATAGGATTGGAAGTTATTTTAGAATGAATAATATTTTTGATTCATTTAGTACTAGTGGTGGATTGGATTTCTCATCATCTACTCATGTTTATCAATCTTACACAAAAGAATTATATGTAGATTCATCAGGACAACAAAAATTAGCATACGACAGGAACACAATTGTAAATGCTAATGAATAAAAATAAACAACTCAGTTAATTAATTTTAACTGAGTTTTTCAATATAAGGATTTGACAATTGAAATATAATATATACTCACATGAAATACATTAAAATGTTTGAAAAAGTAGTGAAAGAATTATATTATAATGCTAACGGATTAGGCACATTACCAAAATTACCTAAAACATTAATTAAATTATACTGTTATGGCAATAGATTAACTGAACTACCTGAGTTGCCAAATGGGCTAGAAGAATTGTATTGTTCAGATAATAAATTAACTAAGTTACCTGAGTTACCAAAATCATTAAGAATTTTGTCATGTTATGATAATAATTTAGAAAAATTAACAGAGTTACCAAGTAGATTAGAATATTTATCATTTGATTATAATATATTAATTAAATGTCCTATAATATTACCAGTCACATTAAAAGAATTATTTTGCAAAGGAAATGATGCTCCTTTTAAAAATCTGGCGGAATATAATGAATGGCTGAATATTAATCATCCTGAGGTAGTTAATGCAAATAAATTTAACATATGAAACACATTAAAATTTTTGAGAAAGAAATTAAATTTTTATATAAGTCTAATAGAGGATTAACTGAACTAAGAGAAGAGTTACCTGATACGTTGAAACATTTATATTGTTATAATAATAGATTGGCTGAGCTACCTGAGTTACCTGATTCATTAATATATTTAGATTGTAGTTGTAACAAATTAGAAACTTTACCAAAACTTCCTGATAAATTAGAATATTTAGATTGTGGTTACAATGAATTAAAAATACTACCAAAGTTACCTGATACATTAACATTATTATATTGTAAAGGAAATCATTTACCTTATGATAGTTTAGAAGGATACAAAGAATGGTACTTTAATTCAATGATTAAAAAATTTAACATATAAAATATAAATGAAATACATAAACAAATATTATACAATAATAAAAGATTTAGATTATTCCATAGCAGGATTAAAAGAAATTCCTGAATTACCTGATGGATTAATAAAATTATCATGTTTTTATAATGATTTAAAATATTTACCTAAGTTGCCAAGCACATTAGAAGTGTTAAATTGTAACAGCAATAAATTAGAATCATTACCAGAATTGCCTGATACTTTAATAAATTTACTTTGTAATTTTAATAAATTAGAATCATTACCTGAGTTACCTAATAGTTTGAAAATGATGAGGTGTATGTCAAATAGTTTAATTTCATTACCAGAATTACCTCATTATATAAGAGAAATATATTGTTCAAATAATGAATTATCTTCATTACCTGAGTTACCTGATTCATTAGTATATTTTTATTGTTCTGGTAATAAATTAGAATCATTACCTGATTTACCTAATACGTTAAAACATTTACACTGTAATTTTAATAAGTTAGAATTATTACCTGATTTACCTAGTACATTAAGAGAATTAGATTGTTCAAATAACAAATTAACTGAGTTGCCTGAGTTACCTATGTCATTAATATATTTAAATTGTTTGGGTAATGATTTACCTTATGAAAATTTAGAACAATACCAAATATGGTTTGATAATAAATTTCCAGATATAGCCATGGCTAGAAAATTTAACATATAATATGAAGTATATAAAGAAATTTGAGAGTGTTGAGAGTGTTGAAACAGAGTTGGATTATTCTTTTAGCGGGTTATCTGAATTACCAGAGTTATATGAAGGCTTAGAACATTTGGTATGTAAAGACAATAATTTGACATATTTACCAAAATTGCCTAGTACATTATTAAATTTGAATTTTAGTAACAATAAATTTGAAATCTTTCCTGAGTTACCTAAAAATTTAAGAATACTTTATTCTGGTAATAATAAGTTAATGGATTTACCAGAATTACCAATAAGATTAGAATATTTAGATTGCTTTAAAAATAATATATCTGAGTTACCAAAATTACCTGATACTTTATTAGAATTATATTGTTCTAATAATAAATTGAATGAATTACCAGAATTACCCGGAAAATTAGAATATTTATATTGCAACAAAAATCATTTAATAGAGATACCTAAATTACCCAATACAATAGAATCATTGGATTGTTCATATAATAATTTAACAAATTTACCACATTTACCTGATAAATTAGAAGAATTATATTGTTCATATAATCTTTTAAATGAAATTTTATTTATACCTAAGTCATTAAGATATTTATCTTGTTCAAATAATAATTTGAAAGAACTACCAGAGTTACCTGATACATTAATAACATTGAATTGCTCTGATAATAATTTACCTTATGATAATTTAGATGAATATAAGAAATGGTTTTCTAAAACTCCTCAGGGAATGTCTAAAAAATTTAACATATAATATGAAATACATAAAGAAATTTGAGAGTGTGACCACAGAATTAAATTGTTCATTTAGTGGATTATCAGAAATACCAGAGTTGCCTGATACATTAACATATTTAAGTTGTGCTAATAATAATATAAAATCTTTACCAAAATTACCTATTAAATTAGAAATTTTAGATTGCGAGAGTAATCCAATATCTTTAATGCCTAAGTTACCGAATACATTGATAACATTAAATTGTTCTGAAAATGACTTGAATAAGTTAGATAAAATACCAAGTTCATTAAAATATCTATATTGTTCAGATAATAGAATAATTAAGTTACCTGATCTTACTGACATATTAATTGAACTATATTGTATGAATAACAAATTAACTTCATTACCTAAGTTACCAAGCACATTAAGAGATTTGCAATGTACAGGAAATCAATTAACATCAATGCCTAATTTGCCTGATGGTTTAGAATTTTTAGATTGTTCAAATAATAAATTAACAGAGTTACCTGAGTTACCTCAAAGCTTAGTAGATTTAGAATGTACAGGTAATGAATTACCGTATTCAGATTTAAGAGAATATAGAGAATGGTTTGCGATTAAATATCCAGAAAAAGTAATGGCAAGAAAATTTAATTTATAATTTTCATAATTGAAAAATATTTATTATCTTTGTGGTCACATCATAATGCGGTAAATTATAGAATAATTTGTGACCACTGAATAAAATTAACATATGAAAATAAATAATTTTAACGATAGTTTAAATAAAGATAATCCAGAAGTTGGTGATTATGTAATAATTAATGATGATGTTGATTATTCAGATATCGACAGTAATTATCAAAGAGATTATTTAAACTCTCATGTAGGTAAAATTTATAGAATAAGACGTCGAAAAAGAAATAATGAAGTTATATATGACATTGAATATAAAGATGCTCCTGTTAGAATAAAAGAGTTATTGAGTCTTGATAAAGATGATAATTATTCTGATGTTTATCTTGAATTATCTAGAGATATTTATGACATTGAATATTGTAGTAAAGATATAAAAGAATTAGAATTGATATTAATATCTAAAAAATTTAATATATGAAAGACAAAGAGATTAAATCTGAGCCAAAGGTAGGAGACTATGTCATTTGTTCATGTGGTGATATTGGTGAATTTGATAAATATAACGATTTCATAAAAGATAAAATTGGTAAAATTGTTAAATATTATGATGGTGGTAAATATTCTTATTTTATAACTTTTGATAATATACCAGGAGATTTATGGAACAATATTATTGATAATGAAAGAATTATAGTTTTTAAAAGGGAAGAGATAATAAATTGGAACAGTGATAAAGATACTATTGAGTCAATAATTAATTCTAAAAAGTTCAATATATGAAAAAATTAAAATTAATAGAGATTGTTGATGAACCATCATTAGGAGATTATGTGGTGTGTTCATATTCTGATAATGATATGAATAATTTTTATAATAATAATAAATCTGAACAACAGGAATTTATACAGAATAAAATAGGTAGGATAGTAAAAGATAATTGGAATATTAAATATAAATATGCTGTAACATATGATGACATACCTGATGGAGTTTGGATATCCAAGATTAATGATGTAAAAGTTATTGTATTTGATGATAGTGAGATTGAATACTTTTCATTTGATATAGATAATGCAGAGAGATATATAAACACAAAAAAGTTCAACTTATAATTAAGTTGAACTTTTTTTATAATTCAGTGTTCCAATGTTTTATAATAAAACTAACTACCCATGCTAAAGAAAATACTATAATAAATTCTAGCGTAATATATACAAATGTTTGATAATATCCACCAAATTGAGATATAAATGGATTACCAAACTTTACAATATATATAAAATCTACAAATAATGTAAAAACTATTGTAGTTATAATTAATAAATTTCCAAGTGTTAGTTTCATAATGTGATGTTAATGAATAAAATGAATATATGAAATATATAAAATAGAAAGAAAAACATATGCAATTACTGCCCATCGAATAGCATATTTAATAATTTCTTTGTTGTGCATTTTCATAATAGACTTAGTATTAATTATTAGTCTACAAAGGTAATACTTATTTTTATAATTCATAGTTATTAAAGGTTAAATTTATTTGCGGTTAATATTAATTCTAACTCTTCTTTATTTTTAGACCAATATATAACTTCATATTTATAAGCATATAAATATATTTTATCTAAATCATTTTTTGCATATATTCTATTACCTTGTTTCATCTCCTGTTTTTTATCAAATCTTATGACATAATAGCTTGAAAACATTCTATCAAAATAACCTATCGTGTGATTAAAAGTATCTTTATCCTTTGTGTCAGATTCTGTATGACATAGAACATAATCGCCAACATGTGGAATATAGTCTTTTTCTTCATATTGTTTAATATATTTCATGTAGTTATATATTAATTTTTCATGTTGAACATTTATATTTGTTAGATAGGATATAATTTAGTATATTTGTAAAAAATATAGAGATTACAAATAAAGTTTTTATTACAGATGATGACAAAGAATGAATCTATTAAATGGTTTTTGGACATATTAAAATCTTGTTATGTAGCAAATGATACAACACAACCAGAATTATTATATCTATTATATGATAAATCTTATGTTCGTCGTAATAAATTATCAAGATTAAATTCAATATATTATAATATTAATGACAGTGAAGCTATTTTACCTGACATTGGTAAGAGTGAATTATTATTAATCATACATTGTTCTCTTTATGGTATCAATTGCTCTTATGATAAGATATATAGTTATTTAGAATCAAATTACTCATCAAATGTCAATGAGTTGGACAAATTTATTAAAGGAGAAATATTCAAATTTAATATATTTTCTCATAACGATAGAGATTTTTTTATTTCTCATTCATATTTATGCACAAGTTCTTTCAGTTTAGATTTAAAATCAAGTCCAGAATTATACTCTATAGATATTAATCAGTTAGAAATTAAATATTTAGACATTAAAAAAATATTAAAATAGCATGGATAAAGAAGAATTAAGTAAATGGTTTTGGAGTAAATTTAAGTCATGCTATGTAGTATCAAGTGATATTTTTCCTAATCATGTATATTTATATTACGATAAGTCATTTATTCGTAGTAAGAAATTGTGTGTTATAAGTAAAAAAGAATTATCATTTATTCCAAATTTCAACAAAGGAATAAAATTATTTGACATTGACATTAAATATAATATGATGTCATGTGATTATTATATTATTTGGTCACATTTAAGAAAGAAATTTAATGAATCTGATATAAAATCTAAAACTCTTGATAATGATATTCAAAAATTTATACAAGAGATATTGAAATACACTAGATTTCATGATTATACTCCTACATATTTTGCTGTTATAAATACTGTTAAAATTGATAGTCTTAAATTAAAATTAACTTCATTAGATATTAATACAATATTAAAACCATATGGACAACAAAGATTTAAGTAACTGGTTTTTGAGTATATTTAATTCCTGCTATATAGTTAGAACTAAACAACCACGTGATGTCATAGGATTGTATTATGACATATCATACATACGTCACAATAAATTATGCCAGATAGATAATAAAGATGATAAGATATTGCCTGATGTAGATAAAGGAATATGTTTATTTGAGATAGATAATCTAAGAAATATTTTTATGTGTGACTATAATATCAGAGATTATTTAATTAATAATGGATTACCTGATGAAAGAAGTGCTTTAATGTTCATATTTGATAAATTAAATGACATTAAACATTTTAGGACATATAATGTAACTTTTAATGATGTCAAATCAGATAGAAGTTATCAATATACCTTTAATAAAAAATTAGAAATTAAGTATAAAAATATAAAAGATTATTTTGATTATAAAGTTGTATAAATAATAGTGTTAAATATTATGGTATTTTAAAATAAATATATAATAATATGAAAGTTAGAAAATTTAATGAGAATATAAATGAAAATGAGCCAGAAATTGGAGATTATGTAATTTGTCATAGTGATGAATCAGGTGAGAAATCATTAAATGAATTTACAAGTGTAAATATTGGCATTATTATAGATACAACGAGTAAAGATATGATAAATTATCCATATTCAATAAAATATGATGATTTACCAAGTCAGTTAAGTAGCTATACAAATAATAATAATGATTATAATACGATACCATTTAAAAAAGAAGAAATATTATATTTTTCTAAGAATAAAGAAGAATTAGAAACTATCATAAAGACTAAAAAATTTAACATATAATATGAAAATATTAAAGTTTAATGAGAGCATAAATAAAAAAGTACCAGAAGTAGGAGATTATGTACTAATTGAACCAGTAGGAATAAAATCTATTTCAAATTTTGTTAAAAATAATCCAGGAGAAATTATAAAAATAGGTACTTTTTCAAACGGTGAGGTATTTACAATTGTAGTAAAATATGAAAATGTACCTGATATTATTAGTGCATACTTTAATTATATTAGTGATAAAAATATAAAATCAAAATTATTTTATGTTACAGATATTTTAGAAATTGGTTCTACATTAGAAGAATTAGAATTAAATATCTCAACAAATAAATTTAACATGTGAAATATTTAAAGACTTTTGAGAATTCTAATGATTATACTATTGGTGAATTAATGTCCATTATTAGTTATTCTAATAAAAAAGATTCAATTAAAAGGGTTATTGATTCTTTTGATAATGTTAATATATTTAGTCAGTTTGGAAACACTCCTCTAATAATGGCAGTTTCTTATCAAAATATAATAATAATAAAGGAATTACTTGAAAATGGAGCAGATCCTAATTTACCAAATAAATCACCAATGTTTCCTATCATATTAGCGTCAAAAGGTAATAGAGAATATTGTATTGAAATAATAAAAATGCTGACTGATGCAGGAGCATATTGGGGAGAAAGAGATCATAAAGGTATGTATATGTTTGATCATTTAAATTTTGAGAATGCTAGTATTTTAAAGAAATTATATCCAGATAAATATAATGAGTATATACTGGCTAAAAAAATATATAAGTTTAATATATGAAAAATATAAAGACATATGAAGAAAAATCTCAACAGACATGCGATTTATATTCCAAAAAATATGAATCATATGATGAATTAATAGAAGATTTGAGTAATTTAGATAATTCAAATATTGATTATAACATTTATTACAATTTAAGAAATATTGCAATTGTGTATGCATTTATTTATAATAATAGCAAAAATAGATATGACATAAATCAACGTGATATTTTATGGGGAATGGAATATTTATATAGTGATTTTACAAATAAGATGTATTTAGGATTGAAGATAGATGAGATAGATGAGATAGAAAAAGAATTATTAAATAAATATGACAAATTTGATAATGTATCTTCAAAGAATATTCAAAATTTAGAAGCATTTAAGATGAGAATAAGATCAAGAAAATTTAACATATAATAATGAACATAAAAAGATTTAATGAAAGCATAGAAGATGAGCCAGAGAATGGCGATTATATTTTATGTGAAGTAAATGTAAAAACAAAATTATATGATTTTATAAATAATAATATTTCAAAATTGAGTTTTTCTTATTTATGGAATAATCTTCAGAAAATATATGTTATTCAATATGAAGACGTACCAAGAGAATTAAAAAATGAATTCAGTAGAAAGACTAAAAATGATAAAAGCTTCTATGAATGTGAGATTGCTAGAAGAGCAATAAAATACTGGGATAAAGATAAGGAAAAATTAGAACTAATATTAAAAACTAACAAATTCAACGTATGATAACCGATTTTAACTCATTTGAAAATAATCCAGAAGTTGGTGATTATGTTTATTGTGTATCGAAATTATCTTCAAATAATATTAAAAGGAATAAATTTATAAAGGATAAAATAGGTCAAATTGTTAGTATATCTGAAGATAAAAATTATCCATATATTGTTCATTATGATAATATTCCTGATAATTTCAGTGAATTTAGAATGCAATATGACTTAATCACGAAAAAAAGTGGCAAGACTGATAATTTTCAATTTGGAAAATGGGAGATTGAATTATGGAATAAAAATATAAATGATTTAGAAACTATGATAAATGCTAAGAAATTTAATATATGAATCATATAAAAACATTTGAAGATACTTACTCTAAATATCCAGATATTTGGATGAATGATTATGTAATTTGCAAGAGAAAAGGGCATAAAGACACCTTTGATTATTGCATAGGAGAGGTAGTTTATATAGTAGAAGGTCCAACTGGTTATTATACATATGAAATACAGATAGGAGATGCTAATGACAACCAAATGTACAGTAGGGATGAAATATTGCTACATTCTCATGATTTAGAAGAATTAAAAATGAATAAAGATTTATTATCAAATACTAATAAATTCAATTTATAATTATGATAATTAAAAAAAATACTGATAATGTAGAAAATAATAAACCTTATCACAATATATATTTTGCAGAATATAGATACGAAAATAAAAATATTATCAATATATCGCATAAGATAATAAAAATAATAGATATTTTGGAATCTAATGATATAAAATATGATATTAAGGTTGATATGGATTTTAATATATATTACTTATATTGTTATCCTAAAAATGTAGAAGATGAAAGACTGATAAATGAATATCATTATTTGACATGGTATTCATTAATAAGTACAGTAGAAAGATTCAGAAAAACATTAATAAATAATGACTTTGATAAAAATACTAATAGAGAAGATATTGAAATTATTTTAAGATCAAATAAATTTAACTTGTAAATATGAAGATTAATAGATTTAATGATAGCCTACAATATGATGAACCTAGTGAAGATGATTATGTTTTAATAAATGCGAATAAAATGTTAAGATCATCATCTGATGATGATGATAAAAAATTTATAAATTTTATAAATAATAATGTAGGTCAAATATATTATATTTATCGTTATAGTCATGATATTAAAGTTAAATATGATAACATACCTGATGATATATTAAATAGATTTCATAATGATCCTGATATTGAAATTAAACCAATTGTTAACAATTTGTGTTTATTTGGAGATAGTTTAATATTAGATTATTCTAAAAACAAAGAAGAATTAGAACTTAATTTAATAACTAAAAAATTTAACTTATAATTATGAAGATTAATAGATTTAATGAAAGCATCAACAATTTCAAATTATATCTAAAAACTTATAAATGTGATGACATTGGAGTTGAAATATTAAATGATGATATTAGAGACTTAATAAAATCTGGATTTTTATTATATGATATATATTATAAAGAAGGAGTAGATTCAAGTTGGAATTTTATATTATATTCATATATAAACGACTCAATTAACACATTCTATGATTTTGCCAATACTCACAATTTTAAACATGTGACTGATCGTAAAGATTTAGGAGAAGTTAGACATTGGTTCAATAACACAGATTTTGAAAAAGTAAATAAAGAAGATATAGAATCAATTTATCTATCAACAATATCAAATAAATTTAACATATAATGAAGATAATAAGATTTAATGAGAGTTTAAATGAAGGAAACCCAGAAATTGGTGATTATGTAATATGCAATGACAATCATGATAGTACTATAAATGATTTTAGTGACATTGATAATTTTATGATGTCATCTATTGGTATGTATGTAAAGAATGATTATGATAAATATCCAACTCATCCGTATGCTATTAGATTTTATGATATTCCACATAATTTACATATTTTTTTCAATAGTGATAATACAGTAAGAATGAAGCGCACTGAAATAAAATATTGGACTCAAGATAAAAAAGAATTAGAATTAATTCTAAAATCAAATAAATTTAATATATAACAATGAAGATAATTAGATTCAATGAAAGTAATATAAATAAGAAAAAAATTGAAATTGGTGATTATGTAATATGCAATGAATATGATCCAGAAAATTATAAATTTGATGACTTTAATATTCTTGTAAATAATAATATTGGAAAAGTAATAGACATAAATGGAGAAAAAAGTAGGGATGATAAATATGTTGTACAATATGATAACATACCTGAATCATTACATGTTGGCTACTTGGACAATAAATATGAATCAGCTATCAGATTTTTAAGAGAAGAAATAAAATATTCTTCTAAGGATAAATCTAAATTGGAAATTATCTTAGTTTCTAAAAAATATAACATATAATAATGAGAGTTAAAAGATTTAATGAGAGTTTGAACAATGGAGAGCCTGAGATAGGCAATTATGTATTACTAAATGTAAATAACCGTCATGACAAAAAGAATATAAATGATTCTATTGGATTAATAACAAATATTGACGACCAAAATAAAAAAATAAATAGAGGTAACAATAATTCTATTAAAAAATATGAAGTTCTTTATACTATAAATTACAGCTATATTGATGATGTTTATGGTGACTATGAATCTGATAATGATATCAAGGAAATTTATGCATTCAACGGTGAGATTAGATATTGGGGGGACAATAAAAATGAATTAGAATCAATAAGAAATAGTGAAAATAATAATACATTATAATGAAAATTGAAAGATTCAATGAAGGTAGGGAATTTGATATCTACTACCAAAATTATAATTTAGATAGCAAAGAGGATGAGTTAGTTTTAATACGTGATTTAAATGATTTAGAAAAAAATAGAATAAAACATTATATATATTCTCATGATAATACATATGAAATTTTCATATATTTTAAAAGAACGCCAAAAATAGATTTATTAGTAGGATATTTTGATAATTCATCATTTGCAAGCATAGAAGACATAAAAAATAATCTACCTAATAATGGATATACTCAAATAAAAAGAGATGATTTGGAGAAGATAAAATATATAGTAAAAACAAATAAATTCAACTTATAACAATGAAGTATATAAAGGAGTTTGAAAAATTAATGTCTGATAAAAAAGACTTTCCAATGGTAGGAGAATACATTTTATCTAATGATTACGTTGGAGCATTTAAATCTAGAACTTTTGTTAATAGTCATATTGGTATTTGCATAGAATTTAATAGAGGAGATAAATATCCATTTGTAGTTCAATATGAAAACATACCAGAAGATACAGAAAAATATTTCAATAAAGGTACAACTACTTTTTCAAGGAAAGAAATATTATGTTGGTCAGACAACATAGAAGATTTAGAAACTATTTTACAATCCAGAAAATTCAACATATAATAATGAAAATAGAAAGATTCAATGAAAACACAAATAATGAGCCAAAAATAAATGATTATATTATTTTTGAATATGATAATAGTAATTACAATTTAGGAGGAGATATTTATGACTTTTTAACTAATAATATTGGTAGAATAAGAAATTATGGAGGAAAAGTAGTAGTAAACGGAAAGACTTTAAGAACATATTATGTATCATATGACATATCAAACAAACATCCTGAAATATCAAATTATTTTGAATATGAAAATATTCCAGATATAATTAGGGATTATTTTAATTTAGGTTCTAAAAAAAATAAGGTTATTCATCTAAATGAAACAAATATAAAAGCATTTGGTAAAACAATTGAAGAATTAGAAATGATATTAACAGCAGACAAATTCAATTTATAATTTTTATATATTGAATTTACTTGCATCAACTACTTCAGGATGATTAATTTCCAGCCAATCATAATAACCATCCAAATCAGAATATCCTAAATCATTTCCTTCACAATACAATGTTGTTATTGTTTCTGGTAAAATAGGCAACTCAGTTAATTTATTAAATCTACAAGACAATACAGTTAATTTGCTTGGTAAATTAGGTAAAGTTGTCAATTTATTTTCACCACAATATAATTTATCTAATGATTCAGGTAACTCTGATAATTCTGTTAATTTATTGTCTGCGCAAGATATAATTTTTAAATTCTGTGACAATTTAGGCAACTTAGTTAATTTATTATTATAACAATACAATTTTTTACAGGAATCTGGTATATCAGGCAATTTAATTAATTTATTACCAGAACAATCTAAATATTCTAATGTTTTTGGTAACGTAGGTAAATTAATCAATTTATTATCTGAGCATTCCAATTTTACTAAATTTCTTGGTAATTTATGCAATATAGTTAAATTTTTATGATTATCATTCAATTCTATATTTGAATTTTCAAATTTTTTAATGTATTTCATATTATATGTTAAATTTTCTAGTCATAAAAATATCAGGATGATTTATTTCTAACCACTCATCATATTCTTTTAAATTAGTATATGGTAAATTATTACCAGAACAAGCCAACGATTTCAATGTAATTGGTAATATAGGTAATTCTTTTAAATTATTATTATAACAATATAAATCCAATAAGCCATCTGGTAATTCAGGCAATTTCTCTAAATTGTTTCCAGAGCAAGATAATAATGTTAATTTTTTTGGTAAAATCGGTAATTCATTTAAATTATTATTATCACAGCTAAGAATTCTTAAGTTATCTGGCAGAATAGGTAATTCTGTTAGTTTATTATCACAGCAAAAAAGTTCTTTTAATGTATTAGGCAAATTTGGCAATTTTTTTAATTTATTATATGAGCAAGCAAAATCAGTTAAAAATTCTGGTAATTTAGAAATTTCAATTATCATATTATTGTTACAATATATTTCATTTAATGTATTAGGTAAATTAGATAATGATGTCAATTTATTATCAGAACATTGCAATTTCATAAGAGTATCTGGTAATTCAGGCAACTCAGTCAAATTTTCGCCAATCAAAATCATTTTTTTAATTGAACTTTCAAATTTTTTAATGTATTTCATATTAAATATTAAATTTATTTGATGATAGTATAATCTTCATTTTTTCCTTATCTTTACTAAAATGTTTAATCTCATCGATTGAGAATTTCAATCCTCTTCCATTTTTTGTATTAGAGCCAAACATAGAATCAAGATTTTTAGGTAAATTATCAAAACTTATAACATAGTCATACTCATCTGAATATTTAGGAGCATAAATTATTAATCCTATATTAACAATAAGAAAATCTTTAAGTTCTCTAAATTCATCATATTGTCCAGGAGTTATATCACATATGACATAATCTCCTATTTCTGGCATATTATAACCTTCATATATTTTTAAATGTTTCATAAGTTAAATTTTTTTGCATTTTTCTCCATTATAAAAATTTCTATTTGTTTATTATTTGCTATTTCTAAATAGTTAATGAATGAGAATACAATTCTCATTCCATTAATTGTATCAAGAATTGCATCATTACCGTCAATTTCTATTATTCTTCCAACAATTTTACCTATTGTATAATTTATTTGAACATAATTTCCAACTTCAAATTCTTTTTTATTTTCAAATTGTTTTAAATGTTTCATATGCTATATATAATTTTAAGAAAGGTAAAAATAAATATGAATTAAGGTTAATAAATTATAATATTATACATTAATATTAGGGATTATATGAATTAATAGATATTTTTGTACTCAATTTAAAATGAAAAGTTATGGAAAAAGGAATATTTGTGGCTACAAGTGAATCATTTGAAGAATTATCTGAATTAACAAAATCAGTTTTGAATGATTTAAGCATGGAAGAAAATTCAAAGGAAATATCTGATAACATATTATCTCTGGAATTTAGTAAACAATTACTAGTAATTAATGATATCATAAATAATTTGTATTCATTAACTGATAGATCTAAAATTGAAATAAAAACAATTGAAAAATTTTTAATTCAGAAAGAATTTAAACCTCACCGAGAAATTTTAGTAGACATTTTCTTTGATGAAGGACATGATGGATTAAGCAGAACTCAACTACTTGAATTACACGAGAAAACTCATAACATAGTAATTGATTTAAGTAAAATATAATAATTTATGAAAAAAGGAGAATTTATATTTAATGGTAATCCTGATGATATATTAGAATTAACTAAGTCAATTTTAAATGGATTAAAAATTGATAAAGATATTGTTATTGTTTCTGATAAAATATTATCACTTGATTTTAGTGAACAATTGTATGTAATTTTTGATATTGTTAGAAATTTTTACGATTCAATTGAAAATATCTCAGATAGAAATATTGGAATACAAAAGTTCTTATCTCAGAAAATATTTAAAGATCACATTGAAATTTTACAATTTCTTTTAGATTATACAACAAATTCGAATATTAAATATCAAAAAGAAAAAATAAAATTATATGAGGAGAAGTTTAATATTAAAATAATAGTATAAAATAAATTAATAATAATAATAATTTAAATAAAAGGAACTTATGATTAATTTCATAGGTTCTTTTTTTATGAATTGTAAATTAAATATATAGATCATATGAATAACATAAATTCTTATCTATCATTTAATGAATCATCTAATGAATCTAAATTTAAACCACGTTCTTATCATTCTGACACTATGATAGTATCAAATTCTATATTTGATGATGAAAAATTATTAATCAAAGTCATAGAGAAAATAAAAATACTGGAAGATTCAAATATAGATTATGTAATATATTATCAAGACATGACAAATGGTTCATTTATAAGAATTAATTTCTTTCCTGATGATAGAGAAAAAATAAGAATATCAAAATTCATAGACAATTCATATTTTTCTGGATATTTATCAAAGGAAAAAGTCATAGAATTACGTAAAAATGTGGATTGGTTAAAAATAACTAAGGATGAAATAATATTTTTAATGAGAGCGAAAAAATTCAACTTATAAATGAAGCATATAAAAAAATATGAAAATATAATTGACGATATAAAAGTAGGTGATTATATAATATGTGAATATCATTCAAATATTAAAATAAATGAATTCACAAGAAATAATATTGGAGTATTAACAAAAATAGATAACGGAGGGATGTATGAATACATAGTAAAATACGATAATATACCAGACATTAAAGAAATAACAGATGAGACACTTATAAAGTATAAAAATTCATTCATGATCAATAGAGAAGAAATTTTATACTATAGTGAGAATAAAATTTATTTAGAAACTATATTAAACGCAATAAAATTCAACTTATAAATGAAAACATATATACAATTTAATGAAAATAAAAATAAAGTAAATACATATTATAATATGTATAATGATAATCCTGATGATATTATTGAAAATGAATTAGAGGACTTAACTTCTGATATATTATCATTAGAAAGATATAAAATAGATTACGTGATTTTTTATTTTAATAAAAATTTCAATTACTTCAGAATATACGCGTTTACAAATTATGAACTGGACTCTACAATTCCAAATTTCATGATAAGCAAAAATGAAACTAAAGAAGGTATAATAGAAACAAGATTACGCATAGGAAATAGAATTATAAAAAAAGATGACATTGAATTATTAATTCAATCAAGCAAATTTAATATTTAATATGAATATAAAAAGATTTAATGAAAATTCTGTTTATACAGAAGACAATACTTATGAGCCAAATAAGATATATTATATGTTATTTAATATTGAGACTGATGATGTATATAATGTGTTATTAAATTGCTTAGTTGAATTAACTAAGAATGAAGTAGATTATAGCTTTCTTTATAATCACATAGTTGGAGTTTTTTTTATATTTATATATCCTGATTGTCATTTAAGAAATATATTAAAATATGAATATATTTCATCATCAGCAAAAAGTAAAGAAGACATAGAAGAAGAGTATTTAGGAGCTGGTTATAAGATCATTAGAATAGAAGATATACCAATAATTTTAAATGCAAATAAATTTAACATATAACATGAAAGTACTAAAATTCAATGAAAATAACGAAAGAATTCACATATATTATAAGTTATATAGTGGAGAAGGAAAATATCATAAGATAGATGATGTATTTAATGATTTGAAAAAATTAGACAAACAGAACATAAAATATGATATATACATATTAAATAAAAAAGACATTTACTTAGGAGTATATGCTCAATTAGATGGAAAATTCTTATTAGAAAATCTACCAATTGATTTTGAGTCATCTGATATTTATGATAATGAATCTGAATATGAAGAAAAAAGAAAAGGTAGAAGTTCAAATTTAATAAAGAAAGAAGATATTATACCAACAATACAAGCACGAAAATTTAACTTATAAAATGAAAATACTAAAATTTAATGATACTGTTGAAAATATTTTCATATATAATAAATTATATGGAGAAAAATATAATTCGATAGATGATATAATTAAAGATTTAAATAAATTTGATAATCTGAAAATAAAATATGATATATTAATAACTAATAATTCATTTATTGTAGGAATATTTGCTAGAATACCTGGTAATTTAATGGGGTTATATATTCCTAATGGTTATAATTTATCTCAAGTTTATGATACAGAAAGAAAAGTAAAAGACATTAAAGATGGCAGATTTTTAACAAAAGAAGAATTAAAAATTGAAATTCAAGCACAAAAATATAACATATAATATGAGGATCAACAAATTTAATGAACATAATAATGAAGATATTAATGAAGATATTAATGAAGATATTAACGTACAGATTAAAGTTTATTACAAAAGATATTCCATTTATGATGATGATGATATAGAATTTTTATTGCAAGACTCAGAATATCTAGTAAACAATTGCAAAATAGATAACATTATATACTATAAGTATTTTGATCATATAGAACCATCTCATTTCACATTTAAAATATATGCATTTCCTATTAATATAGAAGAAAGAGTAGTTCTTGATAAGATGAACTTTGATTTTCTTAGA